CGTTTCACGTGGCAAGAACCAGACGGACAATGTGAAGGCTGGCAACCACTAAAAGGTGCTGCCATTTACTCTAACGACATTGACGTCCTCCCCAACTACCTCTCCGACCTCAACGCCATGCACGAGGCGGAAGAAATACTGTTTCCAGAAGGCGTTGAGTATCTGTATGCGCAATTTTTGAAAAAGGTCTGCGGCGATGAGCGCGGGATATGGAACGCCACCGCCGCCCAACGCGCAGAAGCCTTTCTCCGCACCCTCAACCTCTGGTCCAATGAAACACCCTAAATCACGCCGTGACCTCATTCTCGAAATTCGTGCGCTACGCGGGGTCAACGCCAACCTTAACCGACTCCTGGCCGCGTCATTGCAACGCCAGCGCACGCTGTCCGCAACCGTCCGCGAAGTCGTGCCGCTCGCATTCAACAAAAGGCTCGCCCTCTTTACTTGGATGAAGAATTGAACGCTTCGCGTGTAAGGCTGGCATATTTAAGGCTGGAAAAAGCTTTCAAATTGGACCTTGCTTCATGCTTCCCTTGGCGCTAGGCTAAGCAAGCTTAGAAAAAAGCTAAAGCTACCTTAAATGAGGCTCACCTTAGCTAAAGAAAAAAAGCAATGGCAATACAGCCAAAGCCGTTCAAAGGGCTATATTTATGCCACAAGCACCACGCACACAAAGAAAAATTACTCCACGAACTTGCGAGTTTTGCGGTAAATTCTATCGTCCATATCGACAATGGCAACGTGTGTGCTCCCCCGTCTGTCGTATCGCACTATGGCACGCAACGCATGAAGTCGTAGAAAAATCTTTCGTCCGTGATACTTTGCCGGCACCCGCCGACACACTGCCCTCCGGTCAGTTACCGGAAAACAACACAAACACAACACAACAAAACAATGAGTAAACAATACGAGTTCAGCACAGGGCCATTCACCCTCCGCTCCCCCGGTCCCGCCACCGTGGAGGAGTTCGACGCGAAAGCGGGAGCAGGTGAGTGTCTGTCCGGCGCCGTCGCCGACTGCATCTACCGGGGACATATCCCGGAGTTCTGGGACGCATACATCCCACAGGTCGAAGCCCTCACGGGCGTCACCCGTGGCGTGGACGCCGCTGCCACCGCACGTGCGAAAGCCCGCCAGAAACCCGACAGCAAAGCCGTCGTGAAGGACGTGCCGGAGAAGTTCGGTCTCTACATCAATCGTGTGCTGGCGTCTCTCGACGAGGACGCAAAGGCGGAGGTCACCAAGCTCGCGACGACCGTCGCCGCTGGCATGGAAATCGACCCGAGTCCGAGTCGTCGTCAGTCCGGCCCCGGCGCCGTGAACCTGGCCAAGGCCGATGACGTGCTGTCGCGCGATGACGCGGCCATCACCGCCACGGTCAACAAGCTCTGTCCCCGTAACCGTTCCATAAGAGCATGAGCTTATCGTAAAGGTTACAGCCGCATCCTCGGCATGGACAACGACAAGTATCATTTTCTTGCCGGAAGTCCGCAAGTGCGGATGGGTTCCATAAACGTCGCTTCTGTCGGCTAATGGATTCCCAACGGTCCCATGTTCTCTGATGTTCGGCGCGCTGAATGAGTATGTTGTGAGATTGGTAACGTCCGAAAAAACGTCCAACACTTTGATGCGCGGGGCAGAAGGTTTCAATATCGAATTCCATGCCGGATGCATCAACATGGCTTAATCGATCTGCAAGCACTTGATGGTGAATGTCAGCGTGTCCGTCGCTGGCGTGTAGGCATTCCTTGCGCGGATCAAAAACCGCAGGTTTGCCGTGCCGACGCACGTCACAAGAATGTTGAGCCCTGACACATGGGCAAATCCATTGTTGCCAGCGTCGAAAAGTGAGAACGGAACAACGCCAACGCATGTCTTGATTTCAGCATCCGAAACAGCAAATGCGGCATTATCGTTGATCGCGGTTACTGCCTGATTGAACAACCAAAGCTCGCCACCCAATCGCGTGGCAGGATCGGCGCTAGAGCTAATCGTCACATCGGTTATGATGGCGCTTCCGCCACTCGACCGGCCCACGTTGCTAAACGTAAATCCGCCTGCTGTCGGCGTCGTCGTGCTATCGGAAAGCGCATCGCCAGCAGCATAGATTGACGATGTTGGCAATACCACATCGGTCTGGATGGTTTTCGGATACCCAAGCGGGCGGACAGGGAATGGATTTGTTAGAGCAACATCGCCATCGTTTGTGCCGTCAACACCATGGATGAGTTTGACGCGCTGATATTTGACACTCGATATGTCATCGGAGCCATAGACATCACCGCCAGTTCCGACGTTAAGGGTAGTGTTGTCACTCATGGTAGATCATTCGTCCCAGTCGAAATAATAATCGAGAATTTGACCCGTACCAGTCGGGCAGATAATGCCGATGCCATTCGCGGTGCCCACAGGAATAAGCAATCCGCTGTCGCCGAATGTCCAAATCACACCGCTGCCAATCGCGGCTCCAAGTGGAGCGTATCGGATATTCCCGCCCACGGCACCGTCAGCCGTATGCCCGGCGAAGCCCGTTGCCTTGACAAGTTTGGCTGGGTCCCAATCGACTTCGGTAAGCCCGGCACCTACGCCAGTCGCATTCGTAAACCGACACAGCGCCACAGCAACCGCCGTCGTTGTCGTATTGAATACTCCGACCTCACGAAGGTTAAAGCCATCCGTCGCCGTTGCAAAGACCGACGCAATGGCGCGAACCGTGGTCCCGACAACCGTTGATCTGCCTGCTATTGAATGTCTTGCCATATGATGTTTCCTACCAGCGAAGTCCGGATTGAATTACGAATAGGTTTGGAGCGGCGGGCGGGGCCACGTAATATTCCCATGCGCCCACGTCGTAAGCAGCGCCGCTTGGCCGTGTCGTTCCCGCGATATCTGTTGGCGCGTTTGTTGCGTCCGTGGTTCCCGTATCCCTTTGTGCGGCAGTTGATTTTAGTCTGAAATCCCGTGTCGCATCGTTGACGTTTTCAAATTCGTCCGAATACGTCGTTTGCGTTACGCCGGATGTCCCGGAAATATCGGAATAGCAGGTGGTGAAATTGTATGTTGCCGAACCTGCCTTGATGGCCTTAGTGCTATCGCCAGCGAAGAGGCCGCAGTTTTGAGCTGTTACCGTGCCGGATGCGCCGGAGAGAAAGATCGATGTTGGCGCGGTTGCATGGTCGTCGGGAGCAACAATGGTGACATTGTAATAAAACGGCGCTCCTGTTGATGTCCCAACTATATGACTGGCAGCTGACGCCCTCTGAATTACCACGCTGTTCTTGAGCGTAACGTTCCCGGCGTGACCGAATACACCATTCGAGGTACTTATTCCCGTATAGGTTCCTTCAAGGACCAAATTTGAAAAAATACCAGCGACTGCATTGCCATTGCTAATCGCGCGTGAGTTTGATCCTGTGGCAGCAATTTGAAGATTGGAAATTCTATTATTTGCCTCTCCTGGCAATACAACGCCAGAATTAGCGCTAGTCCCGCGTATCCCGCAGCCGTTTGATGCATTGTATTGCAATTCGTTTGTCTGGATAGACGCGTTATCTCGAAACGACGCGCCAGCTACAGTTGTCAATTCCTTGTAAGCGGTTGATGATGCTGTTGATCCTTCAATTGTGAGAAGTGTTCCAGTTCCGCTAAATTCCTGATTCTGGCACTGCCCCTGCCAAATGACGCCAACATTATCAGCAGTCCCGCTTGTAAGAACGCAAGTAGCTCCACTTGTTCCACCAGTCACAACATCGGAAGCCGCCGGATTGCCCGTCGTAATTCCGTAAGTGATATAGGTTCCGGTTCCCGCGCCCGTGCTATCTGTGTCCAGAAGCTTGCCGGTCGCGCCGGAACCAACAAATGTGAGGCTCTCACCCTGCACAAATGCAGCGACAAGAAATGTCGTGGCCGCCGATTTCTCCGCCGTTGTGAGAGATGCGGGCGCCCCATCTTCCCAAAGCTGAAGCGTCGAAAAATCTCCCGTGCTTCCTATGGTTTTAACGACCGTGACGGATGCCAATGCTTCAAACTCTCAGTGTCTTGATGGCGTCAATTTGAGCTTTGGTTGCCGTCGTTCGGTTTTTCCAAACACCAGCATTCAGGATCGCAATCGGCAATGTGAGCCTGCGCCGTTTCAGCATCGTGCTTTCATCCGCCGCGAAAACCGCATCAACCAAATCCGTCAGTTCCTCTTGCGAAACGCCCGGAACATCGATAATGCGATATTGCCCGCAATTCAATTCGGCATGGCTGAAAACGTGGCCGTCATCAACAATGCAAACCACGTCGCCGGGATGCGTCCGCATGACATTCAAGTTCGCATCGGATGGATGGTCATTTGGTGCAATGCGGATGCAAAGGCGGGCCATGGTTAGTTGATAAACAAGATTGGGATAACGACCTCTTTCATAAGCTCAGTCCAAATTGACGTCGAGTTCGCCAATTGCAAACGATGGCGTTATGCCCGAACTGATTGTGCGCGTCGCGCCAAGCGCGCCATACCAGAACAAGTTTCCCGCGCCGGATGAATCCGAACCGATCCCGAAATGCGTGATATCGTTCGACCCCGAAGTTGCTGCCGGGAAGGTAATGGCCGCCGTGTTCGATGCGTTATTGCCGGATACCGTCCAGCCCGCGCCCGATCTTGCGACGGCAACCCGCGCATAAGAGCCGTATGTCGCCTCGCTTGTCGTTTGCGTTCCCGTTTCGCCAGGGCTCGCGGTGTGAAGGCTGATGTAAAACGATCCGGCGGCAGCGCTGTTCTGCAAGCCGCCCGCATCGCCGATGTTTGCGTGATCGGCATTGGTGAAATAGTGATCGAGCAAAGCCGTTTCAAAGGCGTTTGTGGCAGTCATGATCTAAACTCCAAGAGGTTATTGATAATTCAGGCGGCGTCTGGAATGCCTATCTCGAAGGCATCAAGCGCAAAGAGATTTCCCGCCGAAATTCTCTCTGTTTTTGCCAGCGGGCCGGAAGCCAGCAGCATATGGTTGATTGTGTTGCTCAATGCCCAAAACAACGGGCGGCCAGAACTGGTAACTATTCCGTCGTCAAATGCCGCCACCCTTACTTTGCGGCCACTCGGTTCCCTGCTGCTCGGGAGATCGATGACAACCGGAATTTTATTGCCCATGCTGTCGTTTAGCGCCGCATCCTCATAAGAGGCGGGCTCCCGCGAGCAAATATCGAGCCTATTCGTTTCAAGAGAGAGGATTTCCAGACCTTGATCCAGAACCTTGGCATTGAGAAACGCCATTAGATTTCTTCTTGTTCAAACTTCAAAATGCGCCCGCGCGCATCGTGCTCTTTGACGATTGTTCGGGTGCGGCGCTTTTGAACCTGTTCAACCGTGACATGAACATCCGGCGCTTTCATTTCGGGAACGTGAATGTCTGGAATGACTATTTCCGGAACGATCACATTCGGCATGTGAATGCTGACCGGAGCATGTCGCGAATTGTATTGCTCATTTTCCGCAACCGTCATCAATGGCCTTTCGGCAAGAGCGCGCACGGCCTTCGCCACTTGATCCGCAACATCATCGGGCGCGATCAACACGTCTTGACCCGGAAGGCTTGCCTGTTCAGCGTTCAGTCCATCACGCCCTACAACTGGCCCAAGCTCTTTCTGGGCGCCGTTTGTCAAGGTCACGACAAGATTTCCGTCGCGGTCGATCAAGGCACTGGCTAAACCAATTCCGTCCTGGCCATCGCGAGGGACCGGAATGGATGAAACAGCCTTGGCCACTTCCTCGGAAATCAGGGGCGCAACGTCGGCCACTTCAATGGATTTGCCGGGCGGGCCATCTTTGGGAATTGGAAACTGAGAAACAGCCCTGGCCACTTCCTCGGAAATTAGTGGCAGGATTTCATCGGGCTTAACGGAAGGAATGGGAATACCGGAAATGGCTTCCGAAAGCTTGGCGTCCAGCGATTGCTTGAATTCGTCAACATCCTTTTTGGCAACTTCAAATTCCGCCGCGAATTGCCCGAATTTTTCGTCAATCTCAGGCTTGAGTTTCAGAAAAACCACATTGGCCACAGCACTTTCGTCAGGCTCGCGTGGAATTGGCAATTCAGAAAACCGCCTTTCCATCGCATCCATCCGGCTCATGATCGGCGCGACCGATTGCCCGACAAATTCGCGAACGACCGGCGCGACTTGCGCCATGAATGATTTTATCTCTTTGGTGTTCATCGGTCACCTAATTCAAGGGCATGGACGCGAGGCCCAGCAATTTGGCCAATTCGGCGCGGCCTGTAAGGCCGGATTTCTCCGCAACATCTTCGCCATCGTCATCCGGTTCATCTGCGGGCTCGGCAACCGGCGTGGCGGCAGTTCCGCCATTCGTGGCGAACGGATCGGCTTGCGCATCGCGCTTGGCCAAAGCGGCAAGGCTGTAATTCTGCTGTTGCGCCATGGGCGAGGCTCCGCCAGGGACCGGCTTCAAATCAAGCTTCTTGCGGGCTTCATCCGGCGCGAGCAACGATCCCTTGACGCCCTCGGTCAGCACGGTCATTTGCGTAACGCTGTCCATGCGCAACAGGCCATCAAGATCGAACTCGGTTCCCATGCCTTCCGGCATTCCAAGCCCTTCATCAAGGCAAAGCTCGGCATCCTCGATCAAGCGTTGCAGGCATTGCGAATAATACTCGACATTCAGGGCTTGGATATTGTTATAGGCGGGCATCTGCCCCACACCGATTTTGTAAGGCGGGATATGATACGTCGAACAGACCACTTCCGCCGTCCATTTCAACTGCTCAATAAGTTGGCTTTCCTCAGCCGACATGCGAATGGGCTCGAATTTGAGGCCATCGCCAAGAACCGCGACCTTGCCGACATTTTCGCCCGTGTATGTCGAATCCCAATGGGTTTTCAGACGATCCGCGATGTCCGTCGAAATGCTTCCAGGCGCGGTAAGAATGCCGCCCGGTCGCGATTTGTTGGTAAAGAACGAATTGGAATCGTTCTGAATGCGCAATCCTTGCGTGGCCGCGAGGCCAGCCGCGAATATTGGGGATATGCCGACAAGCGGATGATAGAGGCAATTGAACCTGTCGTGGATGATTTCACGGGCCGGAACCGTGACGGTATTTCCGATTCCGCTGATATTGTCCGCGCCAATTTCATAGAATACGGATCCATCATCGGAAACCAATGGCCGCACCCTTCCCGGCGCGCTATCGAGCACATGCAAGGCCACGACAACGCCGCGCCGGTCACGCTCTTTCAGAACGTAGGTGTTGCCGCGAAGCAGCTTGGAAAGCATCCATCCTTCCCAAAACTGAATGCGGGTTTGAAAACTGTTAGGCTTGCGAAGAACCGGAGAATATGCCGGGTTTGTAACCTCGCTCCAGATTTGATCGCCGTCGCGCTCTACTAGTTTCACTCGCAGTTTAGCCACGTCCGAGGCCGCGAGAGTGCTGCAAGCGTAAATAGCATGATTAGCCAACACGCTGTCATAGTTGACTTCGGTATTGCTCTGCCAAGCGCCGGAAAACGATTCAAGAACGCGATACCAGCCGCCACGTTCATTGCCGATAGGCGAAAGCGCCTTGTCGACGGAACTCGATGCTCGGCTGATTTCAAAGCCAAAGAGGCGCATGTGATTATTCTTCTGCCGTCATGTCGCGGCGTGTGTAGCGGCGCTTCGGCCTGCCGGTGCGCACGGAAATTTCTTCACCTACCGATTCCACAGTCTCGGGCTCTTGCGGAGTTTCCCAGCTTTCCATCATTTCCGGCGGCTCAATAGTTGGTTCAACGGTCTTTACGGGAAGTTCAACAGAGGCAACGATAGGTGCGGCAGTTGCCACAACTGGCGCAGCCTTCACGGGCGCGGAAGCAGGAGTTTCAGGCATGGCGCGATGCTTGCCCAGCTTAATCAGGATGGCAGCATCCCGCGCACTCATCTCGCGCACTCGCCCGGATCGCATTTCATAGACTTTAACCATGCTTTACCCTTCCATCATGCGGGATAGTCCGGGGCATAACCCGCCCCGGACCATATTGTTACGACACTATCAGTTAGGGCTCGCCCCAATTGACCGCGCTGAGATAGGCAACGGCACTCGACCGACGGCGCGCCCAGCTAATGGTACGTTCCGCACGGAAGGCCACGCTGTTGGTTTGGAACATGGAAACCATGCTCGTCGCCGTGGGCGTGACAGAGTTGTTTGTCGGATTGTCCAACATCTGCAAGGAAGCTTCACGGCTCAAGTCAACCGCGATGCCGCCTTCGTCGCCAAGGTAGATGTCCGATGCGTTGACAAGCGCAACATAAGTCCCGCCCGAAACGCTCGGCATATACTCGGAAACGATGACAGGAAGCCCGAACAGCGTTCCGCCGTTCATGCTGATGCCAGGGAATTCCGCCTGACCCAAGGGGTTTTGCAAGAGCGAGAGCGCCAATGCAGTGGTAGCCGCCATGACCCACACGCCGGAAGTCGGGGGATTGTCCGCCGCGATGAACGCATTGAACAACAGCCGAATGTCCTCACGCACCGCATCGGCGGTGTTGCCCGTCGAAGTGATGGCCGCGACACCATTGAGAATGGACGCGGGAGACACCCCAGCGGAAGCCGCCTTGGCCGGATCGATGAAATCCGTATCGAGGCGATCACGCAAGGCTGCGGCCAAGCTATCGCGAAGGATAAGATCAGCCGATGGGCTGGAATCCCGCAACAGTTCCATGGTCACAACTGCGATGTTCGCAACCTTCAACGGCTCCAAAGTAGTGCGCGCGAAGTTGAGCGAGGTCAGGGGCTTGGGAGCGCCTTCACCAACCCAGTAACCTTCGCCACCGCCAGTCTGCCCGATCAAGGGAACACGGAACGGAACGCGGCGAAGCGAGGGAACGCCACCCGCGCCGAACTTGCCCAGGATGGTCATCGGGCGGAGGAATTCGACAAAATCGGCAAAGGCCGAAGTCTCTTCCCCTACCAGATTTGCAGCCCAGTTGCCCGTGGCGGTAGACCCGCCCAGAACATCGGCCTTCAGGATCGTGGCAATAGCCGGATCATGCGGATAGCGCTGCTCGGCAATCTTGGTTGCGTCCACATGGAACATGGAAGCGAGGCCCTTGCACTTGGCCAGCCGGGCAAACTGAATGCCGGGCTCCATCTTGGTTGCCGCTTCTGCAATTCTTTTTGCAAAATCTCCGCCTTCCTTGAAGAAGGCGCGCTCTCTATCGGCACGAGTTGGCAGTTCGGGGAAGAGCAAATCAGCAATTTGATCGGTCAAAACCATGAGTTTGATTAGATCGCGAGAAACAATTTCCATTTCCCATTCAGAAAGCTGGTTGCCGGTTTTTCTGCGTATGCGGACCATGCGGTTTAGTTCCAGGGGTTAAATCATGAATAGAGCCTATTCGATCCTGACCGTCAAGGCGGTGGAGGACGACAAACGCATCATTCGCGGCATGGCCACTTCGCCATCGCCAGACCGGCAGGGCGATATTGTCGAGCCTCTTGGCGTGGCGTTCAAAAACCCAATGCCTCTACTTTGGCAACATCAACACGATAAGCCTGTTGGGCTTGTGAAGTTCGAGAAGCCGACGAAAGACGGGATCAAGTTCGAGGCAACGTTGCCGAAAATCAGCGAGGACGGACCGCTCAAGCAGCGTGTCGAGGAAG